GATTTGGCCTCCACTTCCGAATATCCGTTGTTGTAAAACTCATCCGCCAGGTCCTTCGCATGATCTAACGCATTGGGCGAATAAAAGTCATAATCGGGTATCTCCGTTTTTTTGTCATAGAACTGCGCCTCCTCGGGCAAAATGTTGTTGATTGCTGTGCCGCCATAACACACCAGCTCGTGTTTTTTTATGAAGCGCTCCACGATTGCAATCATGTCCTTAATTTTAGGATCGCTCGTTTTTTTAGCACCGATTTTGGCCTCTATGTTCTCAACCGCCTTCTTTACCAGCTCTTGTTCCAATTCATCCAGATTCGGCATTCTACAATATAATTAATTGCTGTATTTTATGACGATTGCTAATATAATCGGTATAAAATAATTTTTTTCAATTTTTCAATCATTGACTATTTTGATTACCATTCAATAATCTAATCTAATCTAATAATATCAAATTATATAAATTACTAAAAACATCTACATCGGATGGTGATGGACATCCTTTTTAGTTCTTGTGCTTTACTCAACATAAAACCATTAACTACTGTAAATCATAAAACATGTTATGAAATACACACGAACGAAAGTGCAGAATGCCCCATTCGGTATTTATTTACACCCGAAACAACCGTGTTTATTGCATTGAAACATGACAGTAAAATTCATATTTTCAACTTAAAAAATGACGGTGTTTTTCCAGACCAGTTTAAAGAGTATGTTGACCAAATTCGTCCCAAGTTGCAAATATATTTTGATGATCGTTCTCAACCTAGGGATTCTTTTATAATACACGATGAGTTAAATCGCAAGAACCCGTATGATTTTGCAATAATTAAAAAAACGTCTTCGCGAGAATGCGAAAAAATCATATCACTGTCAAATGCAAAAATCATTGTTCGCCAGTTAAACGATGCGTTACATCTGACTTGCCCCGGATTTTATTTGAATATTGACTATATTACTGCATTTCCTCCAAACAGTAGTGCAGCATTGTATTCAGGCATTTATTCGAATTCTTATTTTCACCCCCAAATTGTATTATGTTTGTTTACTGGTAGTGAATGCGTGTCATCTATAACCATCAAAATCCGTGGTAATCGTATTACCATTGATTCCAAGACGGATGAACGCTACGAGGGGCGAAAATTCAACACACTGTTGCGGGCTGTTGCAATTATTCTATCAAAAGGTCTTAGTGAAACTGCTGAACGGCTCACGTCTGACGCGGCTAATGTAATATCCGCATTATTGATGATAAAACGTTTTAATGCGATTGCAGAAGAAGGAGATATCAGTAAGAAAACAATATCGCCGGATAAACTGGACAGGGTAATTAAAGACTATTTCTCTCATCGTGGTAGTATGGAAACCTATGTTGAGTTGAATGATGAAAACATCGCCCATGCAACCGATGTTTTTCATGAAACTGTTCAAAGAATGAACTGTGAACCACTACAACAAACCGGTGGCCATGGTGGTAGCAAGAAAAACAGAAAAAAATATACAAAAAAAGGTAGAACAGGTCTGCAATTACATCGTAATCGTAAACTAAAAATGCATAAAAAAACTACACAAAGATCCAAATCCAAAAGGTAATCAATGCACGTTCGGCAAGTGTAATGCATTTAGAACAAATGAAGTGATTGACGTGGTTGCCAGCAAAAAGAAGGCAGCGCTAAAGACAAGCGAGCGATCAAATTCAGAAAACTCTGCCTTAGACTGGGTCCATGGATTGAACCGTATCATCAAAAATGCGATGATCAAATACTTTAATACCATATTCAGCGTGTTCAGGTATGATGGCGCAACGGACGCAAGCCCAAACAGGGCAATCACATACAACACATAGAACGCATATAACACCACGTAATAAAACTTTTGAAACCATCGGTTCCAATGACATTCTTTTTTTTTTTGGATTTGTCCTTGTTATTCTTTGTTATTATATTTTACTATTTTTTTTGTTATGCGAGTTGCGTTTAATCATTCGTAATATTATTTATTTGTAATGTAAAAATAGGTGCAGTTAAATAGTCATATCGGTAGTCATATAGATAGACCCCAGTTATTAGATCATCATAACTTATAAAAATGAACTTAGAACTCTCCAAATTTGACATGCGATCCATCAGTTTTAGGCCCGATGAAAACAAGGGTCCCGTGATTGTCCTCATTGGACGCCGTGATACCGGCAAAAGTTTCCTTGTGCAGGACCTCATGTTCCACCACCAAGACATCCCCATCGGCACCGTCATCTCAGGAACCGAGGCGGGAAACGGCTTCTTCGCCGCTCACGTCCCAAAACTCTTCATCCACGACGCTTACAACACCGCCATCATTGAAAACATCCTCAAACGCCAAAAGGCTGTTCTCAAACAAATGAAAAAGGAGATTGAAACCTATAAACGCTCCACCATTGATCCCCGCACATTCGTCGTGCTTGATGACTGCTTATACGATAACAAATGGACCAAAGATGTTATGATGCGTTTACTTTTCATGAACGGGCGTCATTGGAAGATCATGTTAGTCATCACAATGCAATATCCGCTCGGTATTCCGCCCAATTTGCGCACGAATATTGATTACGTATTTATCTTGCGCGAACCCTACATCGCCAATCGCAAACTCATCTGGGAGAATTACGCGGGCATGTTCCCCACATTTGAGAGTTTTTGTCAGGTCATGGACCAGTGCACTGAGAATTTTGAGTGCTTGGTAATCAATAACAATGCGAAATCCAATAAACTGCACGAACAAATCTTCTGGTACAAGGCGCAACAGCACGGTCCGTTCAAGTTAGGCTCTAAGGAATTCTGGGAAATCTCCAAAGATCTGCACTCGGATGATGAAGAGGAGTCGTATGACCCGAAAAATTCCGGCAAAAAAGGACCTAAAATCAATGTAAAAAAGAGCAAATGGTGAAATATTGCTTTGGCACAACAAAAGCGCTTTTGTTGAAAATCATTCGTAATCTTGTTTCCCAAATTGTGAAGCAAGATTTCATAAAAATTATTTTGATGTTTGCTTTCGTATACGCGAAAGCAGACATTTTCAAATTATAAGCACGTTCCATACTCCGCTCAAATAATTGCTTTTAATAATCGTGATTTGATTTTATAAAAACATATATCGTCAAACAACTTAAAAAGGTTCCACTTATGCATAGTATAAACCCACTCATCTAAGAATGACCACCGAATCACAACAGCTTAACATCGTTGATCTTATTGAAAAAAACCCCATCACCCGACTGTCGCAGGAATACAATGGCAGACTATTGACCAAAATTCAAGAATCATTTACTTGTTTTGAGCAACAGTTGTTTGTGAGTAGCTTTTATTGCTACTTGAACTATGATAAAAATTTGGATTTCGTCGTTGATTTGGACAATGTCTGGAAATGGTTAGGATTTCAACAAAAGGTATATGCTGTTACCTTATTAGAAAAACATTTCAAACTTGATATTGATTACAAAAATGCGGATCTTCAAGAAACTCCCAAAAGTCGTGGAGGTCATAACAAGCAAATCATCATGCTTACCGTTCGTTGTTTCAAGTCGCTGTGTCTGAAGGCCCAAACGAAAAAGGCATCTGAAATCCACGAGTATTACATGAAAATGGAGGAAGTTCTACATCAAGTCGTAGAAGAAGAGACGGATGAATTGAAACAGCAACTGGAACAAAAAAATGCCGTCATCCAAGCAGTGATCCAAGAAAAAGACTCCGTCATCCAATCCACCAAAAAGGAGAAGCAGCGCGCCGTGGAACAGGCGATCATTGGGCAATTCCCGTTAAACACGGAGTGCATCTATTTTGGAACAATTGACAACACGAACGCCGACAACGAAAAGCTCATCAAATTCGGTCATACGAATGATCTCTCCACGCGCGTAATGGATCACCGCAAAAAATACCAAAATTTCGCACTTGTTGCCGCCTTCCGTGTGCAAAACAAGGTGGAGATAGAGAATCTGATCAAGACGTATCCGAAGATCAAGCGCCACATCCGAAGCATTGAAGTGGGCGGAAAAAACAAGACCGAAATTATTGCATATGACAGCACAAATTTCACGATTGAACGACTGAAGAAACACATCGCCGACATCATTCACTCGCGCACATATAGTATTGACAATTTCAACCGACTGATGCAGCGCAACGAAGTGCTGGAAGCAGAGAACAATGATCTTCTGAAAAAGGTGGCAAAACAGGAACAGGAGTTAAACGAATTGCGGGAACTCGTGGCCAAGCAAAAACAAGAGCTGGAGGTTGTTGCAGCGGACAACCAATCGGTCTACCAGAATATCCTTCTTCCCGAGGACGAATTGACACAGAAGTTCAACGAATTCATCAAGGTAGCGTGCATTGTGCGCCCCGATGTGGAGGAGTCGTCGGTCAGCATGGAGGGACGGTTCAGGCTGTGGTCTCAAACCAAGCCGACCAAAGAGACGTTTCATGCGTTGAAGAATTATTTGGATGTGCGGTTCAAGGCCAAGCGCATTCACGGTGTGCATGGTTACCTTGGTGTAAAACTGAAAACGATGGAATACAAGAAGATGCTGCAGCAACCGTCAACGGATGCATCAACCTCTGCATTAAATCCGAATGCGGAGACATTTTTGTTTGAACGATGCAAGTTTTCGGACTGCGGTAA